AATATTATACGGATGGCCGCTTTTTGGAGCGTGAGGATTTTGAATTTATTCCCACAATTACAATTTTGCCATTTGGGTCTCACTATATATTGAGACCCGATATACAGGGGAGAGTTGCAAGAGCGGTCAATCGGGTCCTCTATCTTAGTCAACATGCCTCCTAAGCGTTTCCTTATTAACTCCAAAAATTATTTCCTCACTTATCCCAAGTGCTCTCTCACCAAAGAAGAAGCACTTTCCCAAATCAAGAATTTCCAAACCCCCACTTCAAAAAAATATATTAAAATCTGCAGAGAACTTCATGAAAATGGGGAACCTCATCTGCACGTGCTCATCCAGTTCGAGGGGAAATACAAGTGCCAGAATCAGCGATTCTTCGACCTGGTCTCCCCAAGCAGGTCAGCACATTTCCATCCGAACATACAGGGAGCTAAATCCAGCTCCGACGTCAAATCCTACATCGACAAGGACGGGGACACTCTCGAGTGGGGAGAGTTTCAGATCGACGGACGATCTGCTAGAGGGGGACAACAGACAGCCAACGACGCTGACGCCGCAGCGCTTAACGCAGGCAGTAAGTCAGAGGCTCTTAGAGTCATTAAGGAGTTAGCTCCAAAAGATTATGTATTACAATTCCATAATTTAAATGCTAATTTAGATAGGATTTTTACACCTCCTGTGGAGGTTTATGTTTCTCCTTTTCCTTCTTCCTCTTTTGACCAAGTTCCGGAAGAACTTGAGGAATGGGCTGCCGAGAACGTTGTCGACGCCGCTGCGCGGCCACATAGACCACAAAGTATAGTGATTGAGGGAGATAGTCGTACCGGGAAGACGATGTGGGCTAGATCACTGGGTCCACATAACCATTTGTGTGGGCATCTAGATCTAAGCCCTAAAGTGTATTCAAACGATGCGTGGTTCACCATTATAGATGATGTTGACCCGCATTATCTGAAACACTTTAAAGAATTCATGGAGGCCCAAAGGGATTGGCAATCAGACACAAAGTACGGGAAGCCAGTTCACATTAAAGGGGGCATACCAACAATCTTCCTCTGCAATCCAGGCCCCAACGGAAGCTATAAAGAGTTCTCGGACGAGGCAAAGAACTCAGCTTTAAAAGCGTGGGCTTTAAAAAATGCAGCATTCGTCTTCCTCACCCAACCGTTGTACTCGGGTACCAATCAAAGTTCAACACAGGGAAGCGAAGAGAGCGCACAGGAGGAAACGAGTGGACCTTGAGTGTGGATGCAGCTATTACCTAAGTATCAACTGCCACAACCATGGATTCTCGCACAGGGGAACGCATCACTGCAGCTCATTCAACGAATGGCGTCTTTATCTGGGAGGTTCCAAATCCCCTTTATTTCAAAATCCTCAACCACGACAACCGTCCATTCACGACGAACATGGACATCATAACAATGAGGATCCAATTCAACTACAACCTTCGGAAAGCTCTGGGAGTGCACAAGTGTTTTCTAACCTTCCGAATCTGGACGACCTTACACCCTCCGACTGGTCTTTTCTTAAGGGAATTCAAAACCCAAGTCCTCAAATATCTCAACAATCTAGGTGTAATCTCAATTAATTTAGTTATTAAAGCCGTTGAACATGTATTGTACAATGTAATTAATCAAACAATGTATGTAGACCAATATTCAGATATAAAATTCAAACTTTATTAATTTCAATTCGTTACAGAGTCATAAAAATAAATACGAATCTTAAGCGTAGCATACACTGGGTTACTAGCGTGGGTACAAGCCATATAAAGCATTAACGCATTCTGCGTATGATTATCGTATTTTCGTGCTTCTCGTTGATCGTAAACAACATAATTGTTAACCTTGACAAACTTCTTGACCAACGCCTGTTCCTTACTCGCATATTGACCACCCGTGACGGTTGCATGCCATTTCCTCAACACCTGGTAACGATCCCTATGACTATTCTTCACGGTCGCCGTACTGGGTTCGTTGTCAAACATGTTAAATACCTCACCAAAATCCTGGGGTTTATCTACCGGTCGTCGATCACGAACAAGGAAAAACATCACCGAATTCGTATGGTTCTTGGTCTTGATGTTCTCCTGGCAAATCAATGACTTCACGCAAAAACGTTTCCCTACTCGATGGGTCAGCCCAATACCCCTAGTAACATCAGATAGACAGATAACCTTACCCATGTGACCAATATCGTTCTTCGCATCAAAAGACTGCACCTTACATGGGCCTTCACATCCCCTTGGAACATCCGGACTTCTGTATATCCTGTACATTCTGGGCTTCCGGTACATGGGTCTGTTGGCCCACATTCGTGATTTTGTGACGCGGACAGTGGGGGCAACTGCACGGGTTGAATACGGGCTGTCGAAGTTCAGTCGACGACGCACCTTCGACGCGGGGGTAGAAATGACGATATCGGCAGGACGCTTCGACATAATTCCTACAACGTAAAATAGAAATTAGATCGCGAATTAGATCGTACCCAACCGTATCAGGAGAGTATTCCTCAGACAGTTGTTGAAGATATTTAATAGCAAGCATGCAACGAAACCCGTGAACCGTCTCAGGGAACTCGTTTAACAATGGATCCCACATGTTTCAATTTGAAACTTAGTGCGCAAGTACTTATAGCGAAAGGAGCGTTATCTAAGCTTTGAGTCTGCATCGTCGTGCGTTCTGGACCCACCGCTAAAAAAAATCGCGCGGCCATCCGGT